GAGTCCGCATATCGCAACATTGAAGGTCCGGTGCAGGCGCTTAAGTTCGGCGATGCAGTTCAGTTGCTCAAGATGGGCAAGAAGCTCGCCCGCGCAGGTTGGAACGGGAAAGGCATGTTCGTGTTCCTTGTAAATGGCAGTACGTTCAACGTCAGCCGTGCGCCTCTGCTCGGTATCTTTCCGGAAGGCACTGAGATCAACTACCGCCCCCACATCGACGTCAAGAACGTTGACGGTTCAATTTCCACATGGGTCCCAAGCATTGGGGATGTGATGGCCGAAGATTGGGAGGTGGTTTAATCATGGAACTACACAAACCCCGACCCCCTTTTGTTGAATTTAAACGCGTTGCCGTTCAAGATAAAAAACGCACTGAGGAATTAGGTCGTCGAGTAACAAAAGACGTTGACTATGCATTCATCATGCAGCCAGGATCAAAAGACCAAGTAGAGCGAGTCGCCACTGACTGGCTGGCTATGTTGAAGAACAAGGTCATTAACGGGTCAGCAGACGCTTACCCACAAGAATGGGTAGATGGGTTCCATGCACGTTACAAAGCATGGCAGGACGGCCTTGATGCTCCTTTGAATGGCACATCCGTTAAAGAGTGGCCTGTACTTTCCCCGGCTCAGGCTGAAAACTTCATTTCGCTTCACATCTTGACCATTGAAGACGTTGCCGCCATGACTGAGCAGGCTATGGGCGCTTATGGCATGGGCGCGCGTGAGTTCAAGCAAAAAGCCAATGATTGGATTCGAAACAAAGACCAATCATCGCAAGAGAATGAGATTCTGCGCGAACAACTCGCAAAACTTACCGAGCGACTTGCGAAACTTGAGAATGTTTCCGAGTTGAGCGATAATGGCGGCGAACCTCTACAGGCGAAACGCGGGCGTAAGCCTAAACAAGTTGAATCTGTGGAGTAAATATGGCGACTTGCCTTTCTATCGTTCAAGCAGTATGCGGGCGGCTTGGTCAAACAATTCCAACTTCAGCAGTTGGAAATACTGACCAGCTAATCCAGGGTATTCTCGCGCTGTGCAACGAAGAAGGGCAAGAGCAAGCAGCACGTTATCAATGGACTGCATTGCAGACTGAGGCAACCTATACAACGGCTGCAACTGAGATTCAGGGCTCCATCGAGACAATCGCCCCGGGTCTCGGTTACATCATCAATGACACGATTTGGAACCGTTCACTTCGTCGGCCAGTATTTGGCCCAAAGACCCCCCAAGGATGGCAGCAAAACAAAGCTTTCGCTATTAATGGGCCATGGTCTAACTTCCGCATTCAGGCAGGCAACCTTCTGATGTATCCGGTGCCGTCAGCCGGTCAGGATTGCTATTTTGAATACACCGCGCGCAACTGGCTAACGGACTCAACCGGAGCAACCGGACGCGAAGAATGGGGCGTAGATACAGATATCCCTAAACTTGAATGGATTCTGATCGTCCTTGGCACTATATGGCGCTGGAAGAAGCTTAAAGGCTTTGACTACGCAGAAGACTTCAATGTGTATGAACGCAGGATTTCAGACGCCATGAGTAAGGATGGTTCCAAGGACTGGTTGAGCCTGTCGAATACAAAATACGATATTTTCCCTGGAATAGTGGTTCCGTCTGGCAGCTGGAACGTCTAAAAATGGACGTCGAAAAACTAGCCAAAGCATTGCGAGACACTGTGCAAAGCACGTCTAATGCAATTTCATCAAACGTATCATTCCCAGTGGATGCCATTGCTTGGGCGTTGCGTAAAGCTGGACTAGATATTCCTGAAAATGCAATGGGTGGTTCTGAATGGATGGCTCAGAAGGGTTTGACCGTTCCAGTGGAGGAAGGCATTCCAAAGATGGCAGGTGAAGTGTTGGGCGGAATTGGCCCTGCTGTTGTGGCCGCAAAAGCCCCGCAGGTTGCCAGTGGTTTAATGAAGATGGGTGAGAATGCAATGGCTCCGTCAACACTTAATAAGCAGACTGGCGGTGTTTTAAACCCATTCCCAAATCAAAACTATCATGTAGATGATCTATCGAAATATACACCAAACATTTTTAGAGAAACAGACATAGAGGGTGCATCGAAATTCGGAATAAACGATTCTAGCCAACCTATTGACTTGTATTTTGCAAATCAACCAGAGTATGCTATTGGTCAAGGTTCTAATAAAGGCGTTTTGATGGAGTTGGATGCAAAATCTATTCCTGGACAATTATCTCTTACAAAGCCAAGCGCAAGAAATATGTATGATAGTGGTTATGCGGAATTCATATCTAGGTCAGTAGACCCGGCAAAATTTGCAGAAAATGTTAAATCTGTAACAATAAATAAAGACCAGCAGAAAGGCCCATATTTTAGGAGGGTGTCAAATGAATTACGTTCTAGGGGATTTACAAAATCTGCAATGGAAGATGGCTCTATAAAGTTTTCAAAATGAGAACAGCAGCACGATCTAAAGGCTCAAAAGCGGCAGTATCACAATCCGCATCAATCCCGGCACCTACGGGAGGTTGGAACGCCAGAGACTCCATTGCAAGCATGGATGCAATGGATGCGGTCATGTTAGAGAACTGGTTCCCACTCACAACTGAACTGATGTTGCGAAAAGGATACGCGCAGCACGCAACAGGTATTCCCGGTCAAGTTGAGAGTCTTTTTGTCTACAACGCTGGGAACATAAGCGAAATGTTTGCTGTTGCTGGAGGTGCTTTTTACGATGCAACATTGGCCGGAGCTGTTGGTTCGGCTGTAGTTTCTGGTTTGACAAATTCACGATGGAACTATACCAATATTGCAACACCAGGCGGTAATTTTCTTTACGCTGCGAATGGAGTTGATAAACCTCAACTCTATAACGGGACGACTTGGACGGCAATTGACGGCGCGTCAACTCCATTTATTACTGGAGTAACAACTACAATACTTAAAAGTCCAGTAATTTTCAAAAATAGGCTGTTTTTTATTGGAAATAATTCACTAAAAACTTGGTATCTTCCTGTTATATCCATTGGTGGTGTCGCAAATGAGATTGATGTTTCGTCTGTTGCGCAGCGTGGGGGATATATTGTTGCCCATTCAACATGGACGATAGATGCAGGTACTGGCGTTGATGATTATTACGTCATTGCAACATCAGAGGGTGAGATTATCATATACCAAGGTACGGACCCAGCCAGTATAACAACATGGTCATTAAAGGGAGTTTGGGCACTTGGAGAGCCAGTTGGAGATAGGTGCCTGTATAAGCTTGCAGGTGATATTTTGTATATATCCCAGGATGGGTTGATCCCACTAGCTGGAGCTTTGCAATCATCAAGGGTTGACCCGCGTGTCGCTCTCACGGATAAAATACAGTCTGCAGTATCAAGCGCAGTGACTGTATATGGTGGTAATTACGGATGGGACGTTATGTATTTTGCGAGCGAAAATATGCTAATACTAAATGTTCCTGTGGCAGAAGGTAGCAGGCAGAATCAATATGTAATGAACACCATTAGTAAAAGTTGGTGTAAGTTTACTGGAATACAAGCGAATACATTTGACTTGTTCAACAACACGCCTTTTTTTGGAGCTGATGGCTTTGTCGGGAAGTTTTGGTATGAATACTCAGATGATGGGTCTAATATAGCAGCCGTTGCAATTCCCGCTTTTTCTTCTTATGGATACCCAGGGAAAACAAAGCGGTGGACGATGACCAGGCCAATTTTTAGAACAAATGGCTCGCCATCTGTTCTGAGTTCCATGAATGTTGATTTCAATATTACGGCCAGTGTAAGCCCGCTATCATTCTCCCCTGTAATTTATGCATCATGGGATGCCGCAATTTGGGATTCATCATCATGGGGAAGTGAATTTAACATCGTTCAAAACTGGCAAGGAGTTTCAGGAGTTGGCAAATATGGTTCGCCACAAATGCAAACTGCATCATCTGGGATTGATGTTAGATGGGTTACCACTGATATAGTATATGAAGCCGGTACTATCCTTTGATCCTGATTTGGTTGGCCCATGGGTCTGCCAAAAGACTGGCGGTACATGGGTAAAAGGCAGGGGCTCTGTTATCGGGAAGATAAAGGATGGCGGGTTAGTCGCTGGCGTATTGTATGAAGACTGGAGTGGGACAAATTTAGTTTGTCACATTGCCGGTGAACCAGAATGGGCCGATAGGTATTTTCTGGCAGTCATTTTTGACTTTCCATTTAATCAACAAGGCGCAAAAAGAATAACTGCTCCCGTATGCAGTTCTAATGCTAAAAGCATTGCTTTGTTGACTAAAATGGGGTTTAATCTGGAGGCGAAGTTGCTAGGTGCTACCGCCAACGGCGATTTGCTCTTGTTCACCATGTTCAAGGACAATTGTAGATACTTACGAGGTAAATATGGGAAAATCAAGCTCACCAGCAACTCCTGATTATGCAGGTGCCGCAACGGCAACAGCACAAGGTAATTTAGAGGCTACACAAGCAGCTGCGGCGGCTAATCGCGTCAATCAGGTTACGCCTTATGGGTCTTTGAAATACTCAGAATCAGGAACAGATTCGCAGGGTAACCCAATGTGGACTGCGACAACATCACTGAGCCCTGAGCAGCAACAGATTCTAGACTACAACAACCAGACATCTATAGGTCTTGGGTCTATTCAGAATCAAGGGTTGGATTATGTTCAGCAGATGCTGTCACAGCCTTTTGATACGTCAAAACTGCCAGCAGAACAAATCAACGCTGGACAGACAGCGCAGGATGCCTTGATGGCTCGATTGAACCCTGAATATGACAAGCGTCAATCAGCATTAGAGACTCAGTTGGCGAACCAAGGTGTTGCACGTGGCACGGAAGCCTATACAAACGCACAGACGGACCTCAACAACGCTCGCAACGATGCATCTACCCAAGCTGCGTTACAAGGCATGAACATTGGGCAGCAAGCCCGTCAACAATCATTGCAAGAGCAAGCATACCTGCGTAATGAGCCACTTAACACACTGAATGCCGTTAGAACAGGATCACAGGTCACAACGCCGACATTTTCGAGCGTGCCGCAACAGGCAACAACGCAAGGGGCGGACCAACTAGGTGCCACACAGGCAAGTTACCAGGCTAGCCTAGGGTCTAACAACGCAAATAATGCAAATTCGTCAAACTCATTAAGTGGGCTGATGGGGCTAGCTGGAACTGCTGCGAGTTTCTTCTCTGATCGTAGATTGAAGAAGAACATCAAGCATATTGGCAAAACCGCTGGCGGCCTGAATGTTTACAGTTTCGATTATTTGTGGGGAGATCATGCTATTGGCGTTATGGCTGACGAAGTGGAGCATATCCCAGGTGCTGTTAAAACCCACATCAGTGGCTACAAGATGGTTGATTACTCCAAGGTGAAATAATGTCAGGATTTTTATCTGAAATGTTCTCGCCTGGGGCCATCTTCTCGGGTGGCCTTACGTTCATGAACGATAAGATGATGAAGCCTCTTGGGATAAAAGAGGGAAGCACGCTTTTTACGGTAAATGACGCTCTGAAGCATGGCCCACTGGAAACAACTCTTGATTTGAGACAAGGCCTGCGCGGCTTTTTCGTTCTTTATCTGGCCTTTAAATGTGGCCATGCCAACAGCGTCATTTACCGCCTGGTCTACGTTTTTCAGGTCTAGTACCGTCTTGTCTGCTTTTACCCCGGCCATACCTTGACGATAAGCGGCCTGCTTCTGCCGACCCATGGATTCAAGATTTTGTTTTGCCATGGTCAGCACATCATCCATGTTTGACGTGCCTCGCATGCCTGCCGTAAAGTCATCCGCGACTTGGCCGCCCGCTTTCCCTGCTCTGAATGCCTGAGAAAGTGCATCTTCACCTACGCCTGTAGTGCCTCCAATGGCTTTGCGTGCCAGAGTTCCTGCTCCTTGGATCAACTTGCCTGCAACAGGCAACCCGCCGCCGATCATTGCTCCAGTTTGTGCGCCCTGCATATCACCCGCTGCCAAGGCCCCGCTGGTCCCTCCGGTAATAGCGCCGCCAGCTACACGGTTTGCCAGGGCTTTAGCGCCTGTTTGTCCTGCCGAACTCATTCCACCAGTGCGAAGTGCATCGATAAGCCCAGGTGCTACTTTTGCAGCACCTGGGACCATAGACGCGCCTTTAGCCAAAGCACCACCTACCGGGAGCGTTGCCAAAATCTCACCACCTAATCGACCACTTCCGACTGTCATAGGGTGCTGGTCTTCGTATGGCTGTATTTCGCTCTGTAACTTTGCTTTTCCCTGTTCAGCGTCTTTTTGGAGCCACTTGCCTACTTGATCAACGCCAATCTTTTCCAGTCCTGACCCAATCATGTTTTGAGCACCTAACGCTACATTTCCAACACCTTGACCCAAAGCGCCGCCCAAAGCGGCCAGCATGGACTTATCCTCTACTGGTCTTTGTTCCGGTGTAGGTGTTTGTTTTACAAACTGGCTTTGTGCATAGGCAAGCACTTCATCCTGTGTAGCCCCATCAGGCGCAGTTATTTCAAAGGACTTGCCTTCTGGTGAGGTGATTCTGTATTTAGGCATGTTATTGCACCGGAGTTATGCTCCAACCTCCGGGCGAGTCGTCGTTTCTCATAACAGATGCGCCAGGGCCTGCAACAATCTCCATGTCCTTCTCTGCTTGTTTGCGCATCTTTGCCTTTTGCTTGATAACAGCATCTGAATCTCCAACAACCGGGAAGAATGTGCGTCGGTTCAAATTAACCTCTCCCTCCGTTGCAGCTGCTCCGGTCTTTGCGCGTAAAAACCCCTCTGCCCACTGGTTTTGAAGCTGCCCAACTTTTTGAGCATCTTTGCTTGTCGCCCAATTTGTCCATGTGTTACCAGCAGCCGCCACGCCAGCAGGGGATGCTACAGGCTTGGCATCTCGGGTCCCGCCAGCGGTCTCTAAGTCGTCAAGTTCCTTGGTTGCGCCGCGCATTTGCCCTAAGTACAATGACCCCTTGGCCTGTGACTCTGTTAGCTTTGGCATTGCATTCGCGCCACCCTTACCGGCAACTGGCTTGCCTTCTACGCCAAGAATCGGAA